ATGATAACGAACCAGTTCTTTCTGTATTGTTGTAAGTATAAACTGGTTCACCTCTACCTATAAAATTACTTCTATCCCAATTTACAGAGGTTGATTCATTAAAACTGATGTCATATGGTGGAAACCACATAATTCTTCCTCTGAGACCGCTTAATGGGTCTCCTGGACCTTTCTCAGATGGAAGTAAGTTTGATAAATCATCAGCCCAAGCTAAATTCTCTATTGAGAACATAAATCTTTTTATATCATTAACATTACCCTCGTCATCTGTGGTTGGTCCTATATTTACAAAACCAGTACTATCTAATACTGATGCGTCTAAGCTAGCTCTACCAAATGGTCTATTTGGAAATTGTCCATTTTCACCACCTATTAGCCCAGAGCTTTTTTGTAAATCTAGATTATTATCATATCTATCAAAAGTTGTCCATGTTCTACAAAAAACTTCATGTGGTTCTAAGTTTCCACCTAATAAAGCATCAGCGCTTAATACACCAGAACCTTTAGATAATAACCCCTTTCTATCTCTTTGGATTTGTGTTGTAGTTTCGTTTTTAACTCCCTGTCCAGATACAAGAGTTTTCATTCTACCACTTTTAAATAACTCTTGTGTTTTGTATAATAGTGTATTTTTATTTTTAAAATTATTAGGTGAGTCTATAATACCAAAGTCATTACCTTCTTCATCATTTAGACTAACAAATGTAGTTGCTTCGTAGTTATTATTTTCATCTCCCCATGAAAAAGTACTAAAGTCGATACCTTTTGGGATTACTATTCTTTGTATTGATGCTAAAACATCCCCTTCAAATTCATCATTGAAACCACCTATTAATTGAGCTGGGCCATCGTTTATAATATTACCACCTTCATTTAAAGTTTTACCATATGCGTACACAGTACCGCCACTAATTGGTGCTTCCTCTTGATTAATTCCACCTTCGGAATTATTAGCTTTTTTAAATGGGGGTGTAAAACCATTTCTCCCAGTTCCAATTAATTCTACATCGGTATTAGCATTTAAATTACTAAACATTTGTAAGATTTGACCCTTACCAGTGTTTTCAAGCATTGAGTTAGCTCTAGCTATGTTTCCTGTTTGCCATTTATCATCAGATGCAAATATTGATGTTTTAAGTAAACTGAAAGGTACCTTAGCACCTGTCATTCTCTCTAATAAGTCTCCAGCGGTACCTAATACCCCACTACCAACAGTGATTTTATAGTTTGGTATTATTATATTACCACCCTTTATAAGACTAGTTATATTTGTATTAACTCTACCAATTGTATTTTCTTGTAACTCAAATGCTATATTATTACCAAGTGCTGTTGCTAAATATCCAGCTGATAATTGACCTAATCTTGTGTCGTTAATAATTCCAGTAGCTGTAAGTATTCTACCTCCTAATGAACTTCTAACATCAGAATTGGATACTAATCCACCACCGTTAGGGTCGAAACCTACACCACCACCATTCAATAAACTACTAGCAATATCAAAAGGTTGTGTATCTGGACCACCAACATTAACATTATTATTTTCATCCAAATAAGAACCCATTTGAAATGTTGATGCTTTATATTCAATACTAACAGGAACTTGTTTATCAACATCTAAATATATATTCTTAGATGTTTGTAGTTGTAAAAAACCATCATTAGCATCTATTAAATCAGCTGCTGGGTCACCATAAGGTTCATTATTCCATACATTACCACCAATAGTTGAATTAGTATTACCAGGTAAATAATTAACACTATATTGTTCATAATCAGTTGCGGTTCCTTGATATTTATTTGTTACAATGTCTAAACCTCTATGAAAAACACCATCAACTTCAATATCTGGAGATGATTGAACAACCTCTGGTTGAGTTGAGGGGTCTGCTGGTAAACCTATACCATTTAATAGTGTAGATAATCCATTATTAGTTATGGTATCTGTTATCGAATTCCTATTAAGTAGTAAATCTCTAAAGTTAGGTGATAAACTATTTATACTGTTTGGCATACTAAATCTTTTATTATAAATATTAAAGTACTGAAAATTTTATGAAAATAAACAATATAAAATATTATAATTGATTTACCTATATGTAAATTGAACCCTATTTTTAATAAAAAAAATAGAATTAAATAAAATTTTGTGAAAAGTAATGAAAAATTATAATATATTAACTATATTATAATATTAATTATATATTAACTATATTATAATATTAATTATATATTAACTATATTATATTATTTATATTATTAATTATATTATTATAGTTATATACTATATATTATATATATAATACGAAAATAATAACATTTTAGTAGAAAAGCAACTATTACACCATTTTTTTTTTAAAAACTTTTAAGCTATGAATGGTTGGGGTGTTTCTTTACCTTCATTTCTACTACCACTCATAGCCATTTGAACAGCCATAGCTATACTTTCTGTCATATTAGGAATATCTAAAAATTTACTAGCTGTATTTTCGGTTATATTACCTTTAAAGTTTAGATTTACATCTACTTTATCAAATTTATGTTTAACCTCACCTGATTCACTAGAGTTATTAACCAATGTATTTAATTGATTTTTACTTGTCGAAGCAGCAACTACATTACTTACTTTAGCAAATTTATCATCAGGGTTAAATTCAATAATACCGTCATTCATGTACATACTTTTACCAGAACCAGGAACTGAACCACCATATTTAACATGTTCATCACCAAACATAGCATCAGTAAGACCTTCACCAGCAGAACTACCTAAAAAGGAACCAATACCCGCACCGACTATACCACCAATAGCTGCAACAATTGGACCACCAGCCGCACCAATAGAAGCACCTAAAGCGGCACCACCGTAAGCACCAACGCCAGTACTAACACCTTTAATTCCAGACCTACCTATATTTTCACCAGTAGACATACCCATAGCTGAATTCTCACTATATTCATCATAAGCAGCAAACCCACCAGCAGCAACACCTCCCAATCTTGCAGCCGCACTACCCCTTGCGCCCTTGAAGTTTTTAGAAAAACCAGCATTTTTAGCGGTATTAAACATACCTCCAGGCTGCATTCCTGGTGCCATTTGAGGACCGTAAGGAACTCCTCCACCACCTGGCATACCACCAGGACCTCCCATAGGTCCACCCATATTAAATCCCATTCTAAGCATCCTTCCGTTGAATATCCAAGTAGCAGCTTTTAAAGCTCCCCATGTAGCTAAGGCTCCTATTAATGATTTTATTGGGTTTTCTATAATAAACTTAGCTACACTACCAGCTAAAGAAACTGCACCTTCAGCAAAACCCTTTAACTTATCGTAAAATCCAGCAGCTCTCCATTCTTTTTGTAACTTAATTAATGGGTCACCAACATATTTTTTAAGACCTTGAGCTACAGGTAAAAGTATTTGCTGAAGTGACATCTTTAAATCATTAACAGTTTCATCAAAACTTCTAGCAGCTTCAGCTCTTTCTTGAAGTGTTTGTTCTTGATTCCTTACAGACTCTAACTCACTAGACTTTAATTTGCTAATTAATTTTTCTTGACCATCTAAATTAATAGTAAAACCTTTTTTCTTCTCACTGTATTTAGCTATACTAGCTAAAAATTCTTTATCCTTCTCTTCAAAATTTACTGGTGTTACACTACCAATAGATTCCAATTTCTTTTGCTGGACCGCCATCTCTTGCATCTTATCAACACTAATGCCAGTAATTTTAGATAATTCTCTCATCCTATCTCTACCAAGACCACCCATAACCTCAAAAGAGCCCGTCTCCTTGTTAAACTCAACAAATTCGGATGTAGCCTTACCAATATCCTTAGCGAAGCCCTCAAAGTCATTTCTAGCCTTAAACATAAGTGTCATAGGGTCACCAAGTTTAGCGAACTCCCCACCCATTACAGATAACTGTGCAGCCATTTCTATAGCACCTTCTGGTCTAAATACTTTATCAGCTAAACCAGCAATACCATCCATATCTAACTTAAGTCTAAGAGCATCTGCTGACATCTTACCTAGAGCCTTAACACCACCCTTAAAGTTATACCTTTGAGCTAATTTTAAATTCTTCTGTAATGCTTGAGCGGCTGCTTGTCCATTAACACCCATTTCAGCTGAAACATTCATTGTATCTTCAACCAACTGAGCACTAGCTTCGGCACCAACACCAAAGTTATCCATTGCGGAAACCATACCTATAGCAAACTGTTCTCCTAAACCAGTACCTTGGGCTAATCCAGCCATAGCTTTAAGTCCATCCTCTGTAAGTCTAACACTTCTACCGATTTCCTTACTGTAACCCTCTTGCATTTTTGCTAACTGACTTACATTAACACCCATCATTACGGTGCTGTCAGCAGCTGTAGATAAATTTTTAGAGAAGGACTCAAACTGATTATTACCAAGAGCCATACTACGAGATGCGCTACGTATAGCTTTATCCATCTCAAATACACCGTATGATTTTAATTTATCCCAACCCCATTTCTTAACAAAGTTACCAGTAGACCTAGCAATAGCTTTTAACTTATTAGCTTCTTTAACAGATTCTTTTTGTAATTTTAAAGACTTTTCTAGTTGTTTAACTTCTTTCTCTATAGACTCTACTTGACCATCTCTTGCTGCTTTTTGAAGTAACAAAACTTTTAATCTTTCCTTGTCTTTAGTTGTTAACTTTTTGGTTTTAGATTGTAACTTATCTAATTCTTTACCATTCTCTTTATTCCATTTAACTATTTCTTGCTGAGCTTTAGCAAGTTCACCGTTAATATGGTTAATATCTTTTTGAGTTTGATGTATATCATAACTAGCTTTAGCCCAACCACCAAGACTTTTTTCAACCTCTTTGGTACCCTGACGTATTGCATCAAGGTCAGCTTTGTTCTTACCGAACATGTCATTAAATTTATCGAAACTATCAGCCATAACGAATTACTCTTTAAATATTATCTTTCTTTTCTTTTGGTTTATTAACCTTAATCTTACCCTCACCGATATCTTTAAAGTTTTTATCAACACTCTCTCTATACTTTAATAATACCTTGTATATTTTAAAATTATCACCATTTTCTAACTCTTCTTTAATATCTATTGAATACTTAAAAAAGTCATTATCTTTACTATCAGTAAAATTAGTACCTAAAGTAGGGTAAACATCACCTTTACCTCTTTTTCTAACTTTTGATTTATATTTCTTATTTTGAATCATTGGTAATTTCTTAATGTCACGATTTGTTAAATTAAATTGTGTAAATTCAAATACCTTTTCAGAACCAGTTTTAAAATCTTTAAGTATTTTTGAATTGTTAGTAGCAGTTCTTAACCACTTACCTAATCTTTCTTCAGCTGGTAATATACCTCTTTCTTTAGCTACACCAAATAATTCTAAAAACATATTAGGTTTTTTCCATAAAGCGTTTCTAATTATAGAACTATTATTTATGAATTTTTTAAAATATTCTTCTATTTCATCATCCGATAAACCTTCAAAACCATTACCAGAATCTTTTAAGCTTGAAAGTTCAAAATCAACAACATCATATATAATAAAATCTTCAGATTTAGTTTTAGCTTCTTCACTATCCTCGGCTCCACCTAAATACCTTTTAAATTTAATATCCATATTTTTTATTACACCTTCACCTTCACTACCCTCTTCAAACTTAACATTAATGTTTTTAGGGTCACCTTTAAATTCTATAGTATCACCTATAAGTTCTTTATATCTATCACCCTCAGTACCACCAGCATCCATAATCTCAAAAGAAATGGTATCACCACCTTTACCAGTAACTAATAAATCTAAGTCAGAACCATCCTCTAACTCAAAATTATAATTTGTATCCCTTTTTAGATTTAATAAGTCAGACATAAGTCCACTTACTGTAGATTCTTCATTGTTTTTAGGTTCTGACGTTTCATCTTCTTCTGGCTCTTTAATAGCTCCACTATCTAAATCAACATCAAACTTAGGTTTTACGGACGGACTAATACTACAAGTTAAATCCTTACCAGCACCTTCAAAAACCTTAAAACTTTTAATTTCTTTAAAAGTCGTATTAGCCCAATCCTTACGGTCAGCCATAATACCCTTTACAGTACTTGAATCTTTTATATTTTTTAAATGTCTAAATTGTACTTGTAAATTATTTTTATTTAAACTATTACTAGTCATAAAATAAAAGTTATTTTTCATGACACCGTCATTACAATTAACCATTAGTATATGTCCACTAAAAGCGTCTAATACTTTAAAAAATAATTCATTACCACTTTTATCTATTAGTTTAATAGCATCACCATCAGTAATTTTACTAATAGTACTAGTCATGTTAGATTCTAACAATAACTTATTATACTGAGACTCAGTAATAACTAACTTAGTTTTAGTCTTATTAAAGACTCTATCATACTGTGATTCTGTAATAACTAATTTCATAGATATATCTTTTTATAATAAATATCTAAAATAAAAAAATATCTAGCTATTTTACTAACTAGATATTAATTTCTCCACTTTTTAATTTAGATTTTAATTGCTCACCACCAACTCTAGAAGTTCTAGAGCCCTTTGCATTACTATTTTTAGACTGTTCCATTTGTTTTTCCATATTTTCACTCTTCTTAGTATTCTCATTAATTAGAGTTATCAAGAAAAACTTTCTCTCATGGGTTGGGGTTGATAAAGCATCTTGATACGTCATACCTAGATGCTTTATACATATATAGATTTCCTCCAGTAAACCTGGTTTATATTCTGGCGTTAGGCCAAAAAAACCTTGGTGTAATGGGAAGAAACATAGTTATGGACTCACCTCCAGGAGTCCGAACTTCAATGTTCATATCAACGCCACATTCAATAGTGGATATATAATCTCTAAGACCCTGAGCATCACCTACTCTCATAGTATTTGCGAACTCTTTTATAAATGCTCTATCTCTACTACCTTCAACTTCAACTAATTGATTTTCTAAAACCAATGTTTGCTCTTCGTTTACTGGGTTATCTTTATTACTTTCTACAATCTTTTCTAAAATTTCTAATTCACCAACGGTTAAAACTTTAAACTTAACTTCTTTTTTACTTAGAGGTAAAGTAAAATCAAATAATCCATCTGAATCTGCTTCAACACTTAAATTAACAGTTTTAAGTTCAGATAAATTAACTTCAGTCTCAAAAGACTCATCCTTTTCATCATAAGCTAATATTGGATACATTTCACCATAGCCAGTAGCTCTAAGCCAAATCATTATTGCATTTCTATCACCTGGAATTAAATCTTTATATCTTAAATCTGGTTCTAGTAACTTTCTATTAATAAGAATCTCTAAAAATTCACCGCTTTCAACTAAGTTAGGTGATGTAAGTATATTTTCATCAGCAGTTGTTAAATAAGCAACTTTAACTGATTTCTTTTTATTTCTATATAACTTACCCTCAGAAGGTAATGGTATAACATCAAAAGGTTGATTAAATTGTGGTTGACTAATAGAATCAATATAAGGGTTATTTTCACCCTTAACTTCATTATTAGTGTTATCACCACCATTATTACCACCATTATCACCACCATTATTACCACCATCATTATTATTATTTACTGGTGGTTTATTAGGTGGTGGGGTATTTTTTACTTTAGGTCTTTTTTCACCCCTTTGTTTAGCCCTTTTTTCATCAATCAACCTAGCCTTTTCTTCTTGCTTAGCTAATTGCTCGTCTCTAATTCTAATTTGTTCTTCAGTTCTTCTTCTCATTTCAGCTGCTGCTGAAGACTCATTGTCAGAACCGTATTTTTCTTGGATATTATTCTCATCAGCTAATTGATTAGCTATTTTTTCACCAGTATCGTTAGCTTTCTCTATCTCTTCCTTACTTGGGAAAACATTTGGTTTTACATCACTCATAATTAAAACGTTTTAATAAAATTTTATAACTTAAATCTACTTAATAAATACCCTAAGTAAAGTTTTTAGTTAGTTTTTTTTATTATATAAAGATTAAATATTAGTTTTATACAAAAAAAAAGACCTTACAATTAAGTAAAGTCTTTTAGTATTTTAAATATTTTAATTCTAATATTAGAAAAGTAATATTGCTCTATCAAATCTTAAATCAGCTGTGATATCAGCAATTGCATCATCATCCATTGATAAATCACCAAAGTTAACGTTTGTTAACATAGTACCTTGTAATACCCATTTCTCAATAACAACACCAGTTGGGTCAAGCATTTCCAATTCAACATCTTTCTTGTAACCAGCAGCATATCCTTGTCTACCAGTAATAGATTCTGATTGTAATCTAACCCACTCCATTATTGCTTGTGCGGCAGAAGGCCCAATAGGGTCTCTAAATGTAACAGAAATTGATTCCCAAGTAAATCTACCAATTACCCAAGTAGATGTATTAAGGAAAGGAATTTCAACTTCATTCTGTGTGATTGATGGTCTTGAGGCAGATGCCAACCACCACTCTTGAATACCCAAATCAGCTGGGAATCTTAAAAGCCATCTATTCTTTTTCTTTGGCTCATACTGAAGAGGCATTTTCATTAATAAATCTGGCATGTTCTATAATTTTTTGTCTTTTTATTATTCTTTATTAATAAATATGTGATTTCTATTTTTTTATTGGTTTTTTTACTTTAAACCTATAAATTTATCACCATTTATTTTTTTTATTTATTTTTAACTATTAAGGCTCAATTAAGAGCCCTAATAATTAAATATTATATCGATTAAACATCATCGAAACTAGCACCAGTGTTCATTATGTTGAATTCAACACAAATAAACTCTAAAGCTCTTGTTGGTTTCAAGAATATTCTACCACACAACTCATTTCTATCTCTAGACTCTGGAGAATCATCAAGAACAACTCTAAAGTCAGTAAGACCTCTCTCACTTCTAATGTTATCTAGTATTGGATTAACTAAACCTAAGAACTGATTTCTTACGATATCATCATTTTGTTCAAATAACAATCTGATAGACACAGCAGAAATTAATTTTCTAGCTTGTAATAACAATCTTCTAACATTAATTCTGTTAAGAGCAGTATCTTTAACTTGAAGTGTCTTATTACCCCAAATCTTAATACCTTCTGAAGCGAAAGTTGCAATTGGGTTAACTCTACCATCATAAAGAGTATCTCTTTCCGCAAGTGTTAATTTTTTTCTTGCTTTAATAGCTTGAACGTCTCCTCTATTTACACCAGCAACCGCAAACCATGGGAATGAAATATTATCAGTAAGTGCAATATTTCTTACCACATCTCTTGTAGGTGGAACATAAATGTATTGGTTATTTTCAGTATCATTAATTTGAATCCAAGGCCAGTAAGTAGCAGTATAATTAGAGTCAAATTGACTATCAAGAGTATCAACAACATCTTCTGGTAACATAACATCACCAGCAGCGTCTGTATCTGGAGTAGTAACAATATAAAGCGAATCTGCTCTGTCTTGTTCTACCATTTCAATAGCTTCTTCTACTAAGTTAGTATTATCAAATGTATCAACACCAGGTGTAGAGAATACATTAATATTTGTAGCTTCAGGATTTTTAAATGTCCACATTGCTTCTAAATAAGCATAGTAATCTGAATTAATCCCAGTATCACCATTAGTAAGCGCTCTGTTTTCAAAAACACCAGTTGTTAAACCATCTTGTCCAGAAACACCATTAATAATATATTTATCTCTATTTGTTCTTCTAGTTCTATGAACATCCCATCCATCAAAACCACCATAAGGTGCAAATGTGAATTTTCTAGCATAAACTTTTTCGTAATCAGTACCAACAACTCCAGAATCACTTCTAAATTCAGCATTACCTGTATCAAATTGGTAAATTGGACTGTAAGTACCACCACTATTATTAATAACGATTTCAACGTTATCAATTGTAGCCCCAGTAGCATCAACATCCATATGGAAACCTTTTGTTAATCCAGTCCACATAGTCAAATCACCTTCAGGTACACCCTTATAATCAAAAAAGTCTTGGTCAATACCCTTAGTCTCAGAAAGACCTAAGTAAAATTTTCTTTTGTTTTCAAAAACACCATAACTTTGTTTATATTCTATTGTAGGAGATTCAACTGAAGAATTACTGTTAGTTTGGTAATCTCTAATTGGGAAACCTAAGAATCCAGCTGGGAAAGCATCTGAAGTATCTGACTCCTCTTCTAACTCAACTAATACATAACTAGAACGTGAAGCAAATTCACCACTAATAGTACCAATTCTTTTAGCAATATAGTTATTAGATGCTGGTTGCATACTACATCTTGTAAATCTTTCAAAAACTACAGGGCTAGCATCTGTGTCATCATAAGCTCTGATTTCAACATCAAATTCTTTATCACCCAGTCTAATATTTTTAATAGAAATTTTAAATTGTCTGTTAGCAGCATTACCATCAGAAATTGTGTGCAATCTAAAAAGTCTTAATAATTTATTACCTCTTAATTCAGAAACAACCCATGGAGTAACCGCTGGTTGATATTCTGTTAAGTAATTATCAAAGTCATTATCGTAATTAACAAGAGAATCAATTTTAATACCTCTTACTTGTTCCGCATCAATATAATCTTCTAACATTTTGTCAAATAATTCTTCAACAAATAATGCTGTTTGACCATCTTGAGCAGACCTACCTAAAACTTTAGTTATATAATTGTTTTTTGTTCTATCAAAAGATAGGGAATATGAGAAATTACCTTGAGTTGTTGAACTACCAGTAATTGCAAAATTACCTAAAGCATCAGTTTCAGCTGATGTAATTGATGTGCTATACCCTATATCTGTAGAACCAGTTATTTGCGGTCTAACTATTTCGTCAGAATCAACTGTCGCTCTACTTCTTAATAAAGCTACAACCTTATTTTCAACATTAGAAAAACAACTACCTGAGTAGTGAATTGTAACACCAGAAGTTGTACCCGTTTGGAAAGCTCCAGAAGGTCCTTCAGCAATAACCGCATGGTTAATACTAGCACCCTCAAAAGATGAACCATTTTTTCTAAACACAGCATCTATTAATGTAGGTGTCGAAGCGGTTGGCGCTGTTGCTAAATATGATAAATTATTTATTAACAAACCATCATCCCATAAAGACTGTACTATCGAATCCGAAGAAGTAAGATTAGTAATTGTACTACCATCGGCAGTATATGAAATTAATGATGCACTTGTAATACCACCACTAGTAGCACCAGTAGTAGAACCATCACATGCAGCATCAAGAGTTATACCCCATGCAAAACCAGCATCATATCCAGAAAAACCAAGAACTCTAGTTACGAATAATTGGTTAGCTTGAGATAGATACGATTTAGCAATATACGGTAACTCATACTTAGGAGCACCTGTATCTTTTATTTTTGTAGCGTTGAGCCCACCGAAAAACGATGTAAACTCATCATAGTTTGACACGAAAATCGGTTGGAAAGCTGGGCCTTTAGTTGTCTCACCAACTAAACCCAAAGTTGTTACACCAACTTGTCGTGTTACGAAAGTTAAGTCTCTTTCTGAAGTATAAACTCCAGGACTTACAAATACCATATCAGCCATTCTTTACTTATTTTAAATTTTTATTATTTTCAGTTATTTAATTATAAATATGTAGTAAAAAACCAAAAGAATTCTTATGGTCTTAAAAAGACCATAATTAGTATACCTTTTTTCTTACTTTTGTCATACTTATATATAAACACCTTATATTATGCCGATAAAACGTACTAAAAATCTTAAAATAACCCCAACAACACATAAGATGTTAAAAGAGTACTGTCAAGAAAACGGTCTTAAAATGTTTGCCTTTGTAGAAAAAATAATCAAGGAAACTTGTAAAAAACCAACTGACATTTACGGTGAATAATTTAGATTTTTAGTTTAATACCACCATATTTATAAATATGTCAGATAAACTCAAACAACTAGAAATTAAAAAATTACTAAGTGAGTATGAAACCACCATGGTTCATAAGGAAATAAAAGAAGAGTTCCTAAACCAAAATGAAAAATCATTTAAAGAAGCGATAGCTAATTATTTAGGTGATACTATTAAAGACAGTACAAAAACAAAAGACAACCCCACTAATACTAACAACCCTAAAGTAGAAAAAATCATTGAGGATGATGATATGTTAGATGGAACAAAGAGTAATTTAAAAAAAATGTTTAGGCAAATAGTTAAAAAAACTCATCCAGATAAAGTAAACTCGGAAGAATTAATTGACATTTACATTAAATCAAAGGAAGCTTATGATAAAAATGATATATTAACTATAGCCCATTATTCAAAAATATTAAATATTGATGTTGAGTTAGATGATGATGATATTAATATATTAAAAACATGTATTAATAACATTAATAAAAAATTAATTGAATTTCAAAAATCATGGATTTATATCTGGGGTAATTTAGAAACTGAAGAAAAAAAAGAAAAGGTAATACAATTATATTGTACCCAATTCCATAATTATAACATAGTAGAAAAAAAATATGAAAAAATGTTAGATGAAATATATAAAATAAGTCCATATAATAAAGACTATATTAATAAAACTGACCTAAATAGAAACAGTCCAACATACGGTGAAACAACACAAGAAGGTGTTGATGAAATTGTAAAACATTTTAATGATTACTTTAATGAAAAAACAGTATTCTATGACCTTGGTTGTGGACTTGGTAAAATGGTTGCACATATAGGTATTCAATATAATGTTAAAAAATCTTGTGGTATAGAACTAAGTAAAGAAAGGTTGAAATGTGCGCATGATATTAAAGAAAAGTATTGTAAAGACATAACAAACGTTAGTTTTATAGAAAGTGATTTTTTTAAAACAGACTTATCAGATGCGACAGTTGTATATTTTGATAACACAGCTATGTACGAATCAAAATATTTAATTGAATTAGTTAATAAACTACCTAAAGGTTGTCTAGTACTAACTAGAAGTTTTTTTATAAGAGCTGAAGAACGTAAAAAATACAACCAAAAATCAGTTAAAGAAACTAAATTTACCACAACATACGGTAGAACAGATTTACATTACTTAATCACTCAATAAAGATATATGAAAAATAAAGAGTTATTAAAAAAATTAAACAACTACATTAGTACCTATATTGTAGAAGATGTTAAATCTTCAAACGATTTAACAAAGATATACGGTGCTAATGCTTTCGCATATGGGACAACCCCATATGACACCTTTAAGGAAATATACGATAATATAACTACCAATATAGAAAGATTTATTGTGGTTGGTTGTAGTATAGGTTGGATGAATTTTTATTTTAATGAATTAAACCCTAATATTAAAACAATAGGTATAGATATACATAACACTAGAGTAGATTATGCAAAATCTTTAGTTAAAGAATATAACTTAAATAATATAAGTTTTACTTTAGAATCATTTGAAGATTTTAAATTTAAAGATGGTGACCTAATATGGCAAAGTAATTTATGTTTCCCAAATGAATTAATTAATAAATGTAATAACAATTTAATTGATAAGGTTAATGACATATCTATTATATCATATAAAGATTTAAGAAATGTAGAAAAATTAAATGACTTTAATCATTTAAAATTAGAATTACCAGTTAGTTGGATGGATAATCAAAAATTCCACATATATGAAAAAACCAAGTAAAGCGTGGCAATTTGGTCTTGATTTTATAGTAGACGAAGAAGATAATATTTATTTTATTGAAATAAATAATAATTCTTATGCTGTATTAGATAAAACAAATATTTTAAAAAATATTTCATACGATGAAAATATTAATGGAATAAATAATCATGAAATGGAGGCAATTAGACAAGCCAATAGAATTTCAGATTATTTAGACAAATTTAATATAAAAGAATTTTCATATAAACATATGTATAATTTACCATCAGCGTTAAGAATATCTAGAGAGGTTTTTAAAAAAAGAGGTATAAATCTAAATTATGGTAGCGATATATATACGATATATTGTGGTAGCGATTCAGAGACAAATCAAAATAATGATTGGTTTTCCTGTAACAAAATAATTTTAACTGAAAATATAAATCTATTTAAAAGTGCTGGTATTAAACCTATAACTAATAGAATTAATTATGATATGAATACAATACACCCAACATTTTTAACAAAACCAATAAATGGTTCTAATGGTAACGGGGTTGTATTTTATAAACAAAAAGAAATTATAGTAAAAGAAAATAATATAACACAAGAGTATATTTTTGCAAGACCATCAACAGAAAGTTATAACTGGGTAAATAGTACCCTAATTAAAAAAACTCACCCACCAAGATTATGTGATTATAGATTAAAATTAATAATAGATGATTTAGGTAACACACAACTAGTAACTTGTCATAGAAGAACCTCATCACTTGACCTACCAAATAAATTAAGTGATGGTATTATAGATTTTAATCACCCACATTATAATGCATTCTTATGTAACGCATCTAAAAACGCTTACAGAACAATAATACCTGAAGATAAATTAACTAAATGGGAAATACTATCTAGTAAGGTAGGTAAAATAATATTTGATAATTTCATCAATAAAAAAAATGAATGATATAAAATATACTATAACCAAAGATATTGGTAATTATTTAAATGATGCTATTGATTTAATAATTAGTGGTGAGCAATGGTCTAATAAA